GCCGTGGTCGTGCCAACAATGAATCCGTCTGCGCTCTCATCCCAGGCGATGATGGCGTTGTCGCCCGTGGAGCCACGCTCCATGATGATGCCTAGATCGTTGGTCGGGTTAGACGCAGCGCCGTTGTTGAGCTCGATCAGGCTGTCAGAGATAACCGTGTTTGTTGTGTCAACGGTCGTCGTGGTTCCCGATACCGTCAGGTTTCCGTCCACAACCAAGTTAGTTGCAATCTCCACGCTGCCGCCAATGGATATGTCTTGCGCCGCGTCGATGGTCATCGCGCTGGTGCCGCCGGTCGTGAACCCGATCTGGTTAGCGCCGGGGCGGTACACGCCCGTGTCCGTGTCGGCGGCGAACGCTATCGACGGCGCAGCCGCTGATCCGTCTTCCGCCTCGGGCAGCACGCCGACCGGCAACGTGGACATGTGCATCACCTCGATGTTGCCCGTGCCGGACGGCGGGGCAGACGAGAAGGTCAGCGTGGTGCCGCTGATTGAGTAAGTGTCTTTCTGTTGGTAGATGCCGCTGACGTAGACCGACGTGTTGTTTTCGGTCTCCGGGGCCAGCGACAGCGTAAAGTCAGTCTGAGACCCAGTACCGTTGAAGCGGTCAACGCTTTGCGTTCCAGCGTAGGTTGCGGCGGTCGCGGCAGAAACAGCCGCAGCCGAAGCGCTGGCCGAGGCGCTGCTGGCGGACGAAGCAGCATTTGACTCACTTGTTGCTGCGTTGCTTTCAGAAGTCGATGCGTTTGACTCGCTGGTCGCAGCATTACTAGCCGACGTGGACGCAGCAGCCGCGCTCGACGCCGCATTGCTTTCGGATGTCGCCGCAGCCGAAGCCGAGCTGGCCGCTGCGCTGGCGCTGCTGGTCGCCGACGCGGCGTCCACCAGCAAGTCCCACTTAGCGCTGTCGGCGTTGGATGATAGTGGCTGTGCGCCGCTCGACGTGTGCGACGTGTTGCAGAGGTAGATGTTGTTGTTGCTGGTGTCTTTCACAATGTCGCGGGCGTTGTAGTCAGTCGCCGCAGCCCAGTTGCCCTGAAACGTGCCGAGCTCCTGGGTGACCGACAGGTCGCCGGATCCATCGAACGCAAAGATCTTGTTGGCTCGATCGGCTGCGCTGATCGCGAACTCGACCGAGCTAATGGTATTCGTCTTCGACGCCTTGATCGCGCGGTCCAGCTCTTCCTGTATGCCCTGGGTGATGAACGTCAGACGATCGAGCGCGTTCTCATGGCTGTTCGCCGGGAACGGGTCGTTCTCAACGTAGTCGGTGCCCTGGGTCAGCGTCAGATTGCGGCGGATGAACAGCGTCTCGCCGCTCGCCGGCGCCGTCACCATCGTGACGTTGCCTCCGGCCTCTTCGCCCGCGCCGCTGACCGAGTAATGCGTGGTCAGCGTCTTCGTCGTTTCGGTGCCGTTGGCTGCGCGGACAATGACCTCCAGGTCTGCGGCCGCAAAGATCTTGAACGTATACGCGAAGACAGTCGTTGAGCCGTTGCCTGCGTAACTGACTTTTGTGGTGGTGCTGCTGACGCTCATCTAGTCAACCTTCCTTGCGCTTTAAATTCGTTTCGGACGTACTGGTAGTCGCGGTAGGCGCGCGCGACCTTTTCGTATTCCGGCATCGCGAACACCACCTCAAGGGCGGCGTCGTAGAACCGATCCTCGATGTCGCGGATAGCGTCGAACTGCTCCTTGTCGGTCATGGCCGTGTAGTTGGCCGACCCAATCAGGTTCTGAAGCGCTTCGATGAAGCCTTCCGCTTGGCCGGTGCCAGGGTTCTGCGTTTTGATCTGCTGCTTCGCCACGCGGGTCCATTCCGCCTGGAAGGCGTCGCTGAACGCGAAGCCCTGTTCCTTCTCTTTGGCGCTGCGCAGCGGCGCCTTCAGGCGGATGTGCTCGCGTTCCAGGGCACTGGGCTCTTCGCCAGGCCGGATGTTGAACGGTATGACCATGTTGTAGAGGGCCAGCATCGGGTTGACGCCGAACGGCACGTTGCTGGTGCGCTCACGGCCGAACACGTCGTATTGCACGGCCGACGTCAAATCGTTTGAACCGCCGAAAAGCTCGCGGTCTTTCAGCATGGAGTACCATTTGTCCATCGCGTCGTTGAACGCCGCGGTGCCGGTGCCTCGCCCCTTCACCATGCCGACGAGCTCGTACTTAACGGGTGTGCCGTTTTCTTCCGCTTCGCGCTGCACGTCCTCCAGCGTGTAGTATTCCGGGCGGCCGCTTGCGCGGCGGATCGTCGGGTCAACCGCGCGCTCGCCGGCACGAACCGCTGCCGAATAGGGTAGCCACGATTGCAGCGGGCCTGAGGCAATTTGCGCCGGCCCTTTCTCAAACATCTTTGTGAGGTCGCCGATCGTTCTCAGCATCGGCATGTCGCCGAAGTAATCTTTGACCGCGGCCATAGCCGCCGCAGCCATGTTGTCGCGCACGACCGGATTATTGCTGCGCCGCATGTTTTCGACGGTCGTCGCCGCGATACCAACAATCGCACCTACAGGCTCCAGGCCTGCGTAGCTGACGTACGTCAGCGGGCCGTTCGGAACCATCGTGATGGGATCCCAGATCGGCAGGTCGTCGCCGTCCTTGTCCTTCGGCCAGTTGTCGCCCTTTAGAACGAACGAATAGGGCCGCCACCCTGGCGGCAGCATGCTGCGCTGACGCTCGTCGGACGGCATCGCGCCGGTGATGCGTCCATCGACTGCGTAGCCCGCGACGAGGTTCATTGCGCCGTAAGCGAGGCTGACGCGCGCAATCGCCCGCTGGCGCGCTACTGGGTCTTTGAAGTAGTCAGCGGTCGCTCCCATGCGCTCGGCCCAGCGCAGGATTGCGTTTGTCGGCGCCTTCGCAAACGGCATCAGGATACGGCCGACGACGGGCACCTTCTGGATAAACGATGCCACTTCGCCGAGCTTGCCCATGTCGCTGGTCAGCGTGCTATATCGCGCGGCCTCGTCGAGCTGCCCGGCGTAGCTGCGCGGGTCGAGAATGACCATCGCGGCGTTATCGACGGCTTCCTGATCGGCCTTGCCGAGCGACTTTGCGATCATTGCTTGGCGATACGCCTCTGCGTACAGCTCGCCGCGCTGGGATGTGACGCGCCAGTAATCGTCTACCGCCATCAGCGACCGGCCTGGAATGCGGATCGCGCGCCCCAACTTGTCGACGAACTCACCCATTGGTCCGCTCCTGCCGAGGTTCTCAGCGTCAATCGCTTTGAGCTGGGCGCCTTCAATTTTGTTTAGCGCGTCAGCAGGCGCCTCGGTGCGAAACGTCTCCGCGGCTGTAATCCAGGCGTCTTTGAGGGCGCGGCTGTTGCCGTAGACGCGCGCCAGCGCTTGACCCAGATAGACGCCGTCTGCCGTGCTCCCGAGGCCCGCGCGGCCAAAACCGTCCGACCCCGCGCCAACCACGCGACCAATGCCGCGCTCGACGCCGCCGACCACGCCGGCGAGGACTTCCTCAAACGTTTGGTAGGCCATGAATATCGGCGTGGCGAACGCGTTTTTGATGTGGGTGTACGTCCAGCTCAACAAGCCGTTGACGTACACCTCCTGGAAAACACCGTTCAGCTGGCTGGGCCAGCCGCCCAGCGCAAATTTATTCAGCCCCGCGTTGCCGCCGTTCTCCTGCGCCTTGAGCAGGCCAAGCGCGAGCTTCTTCGCCTCGCCGCGCCCGCCGGTGTCGGCGAGGATCGCCGCCGCGGCCTCTGCCTGCTGCTCGGCAGTGCGCGCGCTGGCCGGGATGTTGAAAGCACCCAGGGCGCGCGCGATCTCCGTCTGCATGCCCTTGACTTGCATCTGGATGCCGGCGTGGATCGACATCTGGCGGCGGAACTCGACCAGCGTCTTGGTTGTGTCGTCGCCGTCTCTGATCGCGCGGGCGAGGCCGGTCAACCGCTCGGCCGATCGCGTCATCAAAATGCGCGCCGCGGTCGCCTGCTCCGCGTTGAGCAGCTCGCCAGGGCGGCGCTTGAGGAGCTCGCGCGTGAACCCCATCTCGTTGGCGAGCAGCGTCTCGGCCTCTTCCAGCGTTTCTTTTCGCGTGATGACGCCGCGCTTGGCCGCCTCGATCGGGTCAGCGTAGATCTCGCTGACCTCGTTGATCATCGCCTTGACGTCGTCGCCGGTCTGCAGCCGTCCAAAATTGAAATCGATGCCGTCTGCACCCGCGCGGACAAAGTCGCCGACCTGTTCCGGCCCGGTCCCCTTAATAGCGCCAGCCGCGTCGTAGTAATCCGCTGCGTTTTTGTCGGTCGCGCCCGCGCGCACTTCCATCGTTTGCGGGTCGGCGTACTGCAGGTTCTGCCGCGCCTGATCGACAACCGCCTGGTCCGGGCCGAGCGCGTCCAGCGCGCCGCTCGTCGGCGACGGGTTGATCGCCTCCCCGGCGTTCATGCCAGCGTCCTGGAACCGCTGCTGCCCTTCGGGCGACAGCATCTGCGGCGCGAGCTGTTCCTGGCGCTGCTGATACGGATCAGGCGCGCCCAGATCGCGGTTGGGCAGCATGCGCTCTTCCGAGCCGGTCGGCACGCTTTCGGTCGCGCGGCCAGGCTGCTTCGCCAGCATGCGGAATATATCAAGGATGTTGTCGAGCTTGCCGGCTAACTGCACGCCGTCTGGAGGCAAAAGAGGCCCGCCGCGGCGCGATGCTTCGGCCGCCTGGTCAGATATCGCCATGCGTTATTCCTGGGTTTGGCCGTTTACGGGCGCGGCGGTAGCTTCGCCGGGGTCTGCCGACAAAACCGCCGCGCCGAAAAGAGACGCTATTGGTATTTCGCGGCGGAATAATTTCTTCGCCGTTTCCGCCGGCGAGATGTTGAGCAACTGGGCAGTCACGTCGATGCGCTCGTTAAGCAATTCGGCGATGGTCTTCCGCCCGCTCGCCAGCCCGGTGCGCTCACCGCTACCGAACCAGCCCATAGATTGCGCCTCGGCGGGGGAGACGCCCATTTTCTCGGCCATGATTTTATAGATGTCTGCGAACGGGCCATACTCGACCTGCACGCTTTCGCCGTTGATCTTGGCGGACGCTAAGGTGTCATCGATCATCGTAGCTGGGTTGAGGCTAGTCGGGTCTTTTTTATACTGCGCCCTAAATTCGGGTAGTATCCACTGTTCCGGCACCTGGCCGGGCGCGATCTCGTTTAAAGCGTCAATCGCTGCGCGAATAGCGTGGGTGTCGACCGTGACACCGCTCAAGTTCCCCTCGACATTGGCCGCAAACGTCGATGGCTTAGGGTTGGCTGCGCGGCTAATTCCCCCGCCTTCTACCGCGTCCAGCAATTTCCCGTGGATGCCACTCGGGCCAGTCATCATGGGAAAGCCTTTTTCCGATATGCCGCCTGTACCTGGTCCGACAATTTCGCGGTGCGGCACACCGGCCTCGCGCTTCGCCAAGGCGAGGGATGCATTGCGGAGATTCTGGTCTGTAGTGGTTCGCGGCGATGTCGCGGCGTATGCCTCGGCAAAATCTTTCAGCCATTTCCGCGCTTGATCTGGCGACAGCCCCCCGACATTTATAGCAGCCTCGTATATCGGCCCGGTGTGATAAAAAAATTGGGTGTTCGTTCCCACCTCAGACGCAGCGCGGGCAGCCAATACCTCGGCGATCTTTTCAGCGTTATCCATAAGAGGGCGGATTCTGTCGCTTTTCGGGTATTTCTTGTTGTCGCCCAGGGGGCGACGGGGCGCGGTGGCGTGGGCGTCCTCTTCAAATTTTATAGGGTGCCGCAAATACGCCTCTTTCGAAGTGTCTATCACGCCCGGAACGTTTTCTCGGGGAAGAACACGGGCGCCCGGCGGAAGGTCCATTTGCGCGGCGCGGGCGTCCAAGACGTCGATCATCCCCGCGCCAAGCGCCTCGTTTTCCGATCGCGAAAAGCTGCGAAGGATCTGCGTCAGCGGGCCGCCTTCCGCGTCATCGGGTGACAGCAGGATGCCGCCGCCGCCGCCGAGCGCCGCGATCTGCGCACCCTCTGGTGATTTGAGAAAATTCTTAGTCCACCTGACCATTTCCGGGAAATTGCGGATCAGCGCCTCGCTGCCGCCCAGCGTGACCAGCGCTTCACCGGCGTTCCGTGCCCGGTTGACCCACTCACGATCTTCCGGGTCGGTCGCCATAAGATCGCGAACAGCGACAGCAGCCGGATGTGTCGCGTCCTCCGAGATCATGTTGAACACGTTCTCGTCGTTGGGAGACATGGCGGCCAACCCGGTCAGGCCTTCGGCTAGGATCGACGCGACTAAAGGCGCCGTCTTTCCCAGGTTGGCAGCCTGCGCCAGCGGCAATGCGGCGCGGTAGCCAACCGCCGCCGGCAAGATGTACTGACCCGTCAGGCTGCCGGCGACATCGCCGATCTTTGCCGGCAAGTTGTTTTTTGTTGCCGAGTCAGAAATGTCGTCGATCATTTTGCTGACGCGATCAACGTCTTCCTGATCGAATAGGCCGATGGCGGCGGCTGCATTGCCGGCGGCCTTGAAAACGCCGCGTGTCAGGCCGGCATAAGGCGCGTTTATGGCGGTCTCTATCTTGCCGAGGATGGATGGCCCGTCATCCTGGGGCGCGGGCCGCTTGATAGCGCCGGTGACGTACTGCTCGGTCGCCTGCTTATTGATCGCTACAGGCACGCCTTGGACCATGCCGTAAGCAACGCCCTCATCGTCGTATTCGACAGACGAGAAATCTGCCTCGCCCAGGTGCGAGAAATCGGTCTGCGCGATCTGGGCGGCGACTTCATAGTCGTCGAGATTCTGGTCGATCTCGCTCATCAATCAAGCAACTGCATCTTGACTTCCTCATTCAGAAGTTTGTTGAAACCGTTCAGGAGCAGGTCGCGAGAATTGTTTGCCATAGCAGCAGCCGTTGCTTCTTTGACGGCTTTGATATCGGCGCTCGCCGGGTCTGGGATCGCGGAACGAAGCGAGGCTGGCAGCTTTGAGTAGGATTCACTCAGCAAGCCTTGGCGATAGATTTTCATTTTTTGCTTAAATTGAACCTCGACGCTTCTTACGATCTCTCTCGCTTTTTCGACGATCTCGCGCTTAGAGGCCTTCGGGTTCTCGCGAATCCACTCTTTGATCTGCCGTCTTGACCGGAAGAAGGCCTGGCGAGCCGGGCTTCTGAGCAGTTGAGCATCGCTTGCCTCCGCGTAATTGAAGGCGTCGCGGAACTCGTCGATCGCGGCATCTTCCCCTTCGCCGCGTTCTTCCTGCAGCCGCCGCAGCCTGCTGCTGTACCAGCCCTGCGTGACCTGCCCTTTGCTCTGCATAAGCTCGTCAAAGGTCAGGAGGTCGAGCGCCTCCTTCTCGTCAAGCTGTGCTTGCTTAGCTGTCGCCGCCGGGCCTGGCTGAGCGAAGCCGGAGCCACCAGCCTCTTCTCCCAGGAGCCTGTCAATCGCGTTGCGCTTATCGGGCGTCTTATAATACCCAGACGCCTTCAGCGCGTTGTGCAGAGCTCTCGCTTGCGCCAGCGATGCTGGGTCGCTCGTGTTGACGTTGACGATCGCATTGTACTTCGCGTCGTTGTCTGCATCAGCAGCCGCGCTCGCTGCCTCGCGCTGATCCTTGCGCAGCTTGATGATGCGGTTCGCCTGCTTCAGCGCATTGTCGGCAATGGTCGCGCGCTGCGTCTCTGTCAGGTTAGCCGTCGCGCCCTTAATGATCGGGTCGTCGATGCTGCCATCGCGAAACGAGGAAACGATGCTCAGCACATCAGCGCCAGGCTTGGAGATGTAAGCTGACAGCGTGTCCTTAGCGAAATTCTCGTAGAGCTTTTCGCGGCGCGCCTGAACGTCCTCTGGACCCAGATCGCCCGTGGCCTCTTCGAGGCGCAAAACCGCTTCCGCCGCGGCCTCCATACGCATCATCGGCGACTGCGTGATATCGGTCGCTCTCTTGGTGCTCGACTGCGTCTCGATATCCAGGTTCGTTTTGCGGGCTTCCAGAACTCGCGCGTTGTTTTGCTTGGTGAAAGAGATGACGCTCTGCGTCTTCAGCTTATTAGCCGCGCTGGAAAACGCGCTTCGCGCCAAGCTGTTGGACATGCCGGCCTTGTACTTGTCTAAAAGCAACTGGCTCTCGGTCGTGAAGCCCTTGGCCGCCTGTTCCATGTTCGGATTCTTGAGCGCTTTATCCTGCGCAGCGGACAGCTCGATTTGGAACTTGCTGGCCGCTTCTGCCGCTTCGCTCTCGGCGCCAATTTGCGCGCGCTTGAAAGCAAAGTCGCCAACCTGCTTCCCGAATTGTGCAAGCTGCTGCCCAGCAGCAGCGGCCGCTCGGCCAGGCGCCTCCATAGCGGAAGAGTTGAGCTGGAGGTTCAGTATCTGCCCCTGACCCTCTTTCGGCAGCGCTCGCTGCGTTTCGTAAGTCGGCACTCGCATCAGGAGATCTGCGCTATCTGGGCGCCACCAAAGGCCATTTGTGAAAGGCCATTAAAGAGAGCTGTTTTGGCCTGGATGTCGTAGCTCATCTTCCTGGCGCGGGCCTCCAGCATGGAGATCTCGCCGCTAACCCGCAGGCCGGTCGCTCGCTCTCTCAACTGCCCGGCCTCGGTCGCGACTTGCAAGCGGCCGGTCTGGATGTCTTCCTCGGCCTCGTTCGCGTTCTCCATGAGCACGGCCAGGGGCGTGCCGCTGCTCGCGATGACGCCGGACTTTCGATACGCCGTGCCGGCTTTCGCCTGCACCTTGGAGAACTTCTTGCGAAAACGCAGCTCCTCGCGTTCGCCCACACGCTCGCGATATTCTGCGTTCTGATCAGCAACGCGCGCATTACGATCGGCGATCTTCTTATTATATTCGCCTGCGGCAATCGCTTGTTTGCCGGCGGCCTTGCTGCCGGAAATAGATGCAGCCGTTCCCACCGCAGAAAGAGCAAGACCTGCTGACAGCAGAGCTACTTCAATGCCCATCGACCCAAGCCCACCTTTCATAATCCTGGCCGTCTACGCCGTAGCGACGCATCGTGCCTTCGTGTTCCATTCCTAGAAAACGTGCCCAGCGTGCCAGCTCCGGCCAATCGCTGCGCATCGCCGCTTGCACGCGCCACATTCCGTGTGCGGTGGCTATCTGATGTAGTTGGCGGCGCACCATCCTGGCCGCGGAGAGCGGATAGTTTTTCATGCGATCGGCGCCGAGAAGCCAGGCCTCGCCGACGCCGTGCCAGAGCGGATAGATCCCAGCAGCTCCGACTAGATATCCGTTATCAATTCCGGTGAACGCCATGCCTTCTTGCACCAGCGCCGGAACAAAATTTCCCAGCTTGTTCGACGGTCGGTTTCTTTCGTCGTTCAAGCCGCCGCTCAGGAGATCTTCCGAGTGCGCGACCTCGAAAGGCACGAGCCGCATTACTGATCGAAGGTGCTCAGCGTCGCGTAGACCGCCAGGACGGTCATCGGCAACGGCTGGTCCTGGCGAATCGTGATCTGCCCATCGGTGTCGTAGTTGCCGTTGAGCTCGATCTCCTTGTCGCCGGTGTAGAGCGCGATGGCTTCGTCCATCGCCGCCGCCGACGATCGGAACGGCACGACGTCGAGGTTGTCAGCGTCTCTGCCGACCTTGAGGCCGACCGATCGATACAGCCGCACGGTCAGCTCGTTGATGCGCTTGATCTTGCCTTGGCTGGTGCCCATCGCACTGCCGGCGTCCACGCGCAGCGTGGTCATCGTCGAGCTGTACGAGAGGCCAACATGCGCCTTGGTGACGTAGCGATCCAGCGTGATCGCGCCAGAGCTCACCGTCTTGGGCGCGTGGACCGAGCCGTCAGCCAGGACGTTGATCGTTTCGCCTTCCAGGTGATCGAGCCCAGACAACGACAACGCAGCCTGCGTTACCGCTGCGCCGTCTGCGTGGATTGCCGCCACACCGACGACAGCTCGCGTGCAGCCGGTGAGCTGGTTGGCTGCGTTGCCAGTGTAGGTAATGATCTCGTTGCCGATCTTGACGGCGCCGCTCGCTGAGAACGACGTACTGTCGTCCAGCGTAATTGTAGTTGCCGCGGCGCTAATCTGACCGTTCAACGTATCAGACACGCCGGTAAAGTTTAGCGTGCTGTCAACAAACACCGCGTCGGTAACGTCGCTCCCAAAATCGAAATCCTTAATGTACTCGACATACCTCTTCGTGCCGCCGTTGACCGTGCGCCTCACGACCATCCAGACCTGGTCTTCGTCCAGGTCGCCTGGGATCGTGACAATGCGCTCGACGACGGCGTCGGTGCCGCCAATGATCTGCCGCGACCAGCCAATGACCTGCTCTTCTCTCTTGTAGGTCATTGTGACGATCTGCCCGTCGCCGCGGACAGCCCAGACCACGCTGTCAGGTTCCTGCTGGTAAGCGAGCTCGGTCAGGCCGCTTTCGGTTATGTGCTCACTGATGATCGCGACGTCGGGCGCGACGTAACCGTCGACGTCGAAATTATACTGCAGCTCGCGGACTTTGCGTTTTGCGCGCTGGACGAACAGGACGGCGTTGCCGGCCTGAACAGGTGTGTGGTCAGACGAGCCATGCGCCGTCTGTTGTTTGATCTGCACGTTCGTCGGCGTGATCGCTTCGTCGGTGCCGCCGGCGCGGACAACGAACTCGCCGCCGGACGTGCCGACGATCAGGTTCCTAGTCGAAGCGAGGAACCTGATGACGTTCACCTCGTTCGACCCGATGGTGTAAACCATGCCGTCGTCGTCTTCGACGCCGGCTTCAAAATTCTCAAAGTCGCCGCCCTGGCTGAAGAACAGCGTCTGCGGCTGATCGCTGGAGCCGGCGAACACCAGGCGCTGCTCGTAGAACGCCACCGCGCGCGGGTATCCGGTGCTCTCTGAGAAAGCGCCGAGAGCCCACTTGTCGGTGGCCTCGAGCTTGCCGGAGATGGTCACGCTGCTGCCCGCCGCTTCCGCGGCCAGGTCGGCGCCGGGGGCGAGCGTCAGCACGCTGTCGGTCACGTCTACCAGCAGGAACCCAGAGCTGGTGTTGTTTGAGGCTGAACCGCTGATGACGATCGTCTGGCCCGCCTCGAAGCCTTCATCTACGAAGGAGGCGGCGGTGTCTTCGATGCGGTCGTTATGCTCCAGGCCGGTAGCGTCCGGGTCGCCCTCATGGAACGAGAGGGTGCTCGCCGTGTAGCTCGGCAGTATTTCTGCGCGGCCGTCTTCGAGCTCCTGCGCTGTTCCGTCCACCTCCGTCGCGGAGGTGTAGTTGTCAATCTTGATGTAGCCTTCGTGAATCTTGACCAGGCGCCCGACGTCTGTGCTGAGGAAGGTGCTGGCGCTTGCGGTCAGCGTGATGCCGCTGCCGCTGCGCGCAGATGCCGTCAGCGTCGTCGAGGTGGTGTTGAGGTCAAGCATCGGGCCGCGCTGCAGCTCTACTTCTGTGATCGTCCAGGCGGTGTGGCTGGTGCGCGTAATCTTGTAGATAGGATGGTTCGGACTGACGACGTACATCGTGTCCGCTGCCTGGGCGAACTTGAGAGTGTCGAGATCCGAAGCGGTGTAGACGGTTGTCACCTCGACCGGCGAGCCGCCCGACGTTACCTGGCCGCCGTCCTTGTAGATGCGGAAGTAGGTCGGGCCGAACTCCAGAACATAGGCCTGCTCGACGTTGAACTCGAACGGCACCAGGCGCACGGCGTTGGCGCTGTTCTTCACTTCCGCAACGAAGCGTGTGCCCGGCCGGCGGGTCAGGCCGCCGTGCGGCTGCACGATGAAATTCTCGACCGTCGCTGCGCCGTTGTCGTACTTCGCGATATCCGTACGACCGTACAGCCGCGGCGTGATCTCGCCGGCGGTGAAATTCGCAAAGGCCTTGCTGACCTTTGGCATCAGAACCTCGAACTGATCAGGATATCGCTCTCGGAATAGCTGGCGCGATCGACGTTGATCACGTTGTCGGGCGTGCCTTCGGTCGCATCCACAAAGCGAGCCTCGCCGAGCTTGGCTTCGTACATTCCGAAGAGGCTCTGCGTCAGGGCCGCGCTGTTAACCAGCGCGTAGCTGATATCGGCCGCCAGGCGCGCAGCGAAGGCCTCGGTCAGGAGCTGGTCGTATTCGTTTGGATCGGTGATTCGGGCAACGTAAATGAACTTGAACGGCGTGGTGCTGGACAGGATCTTTCGCCCTTCCACCTTGTAGACGGTGTCCGGGTCTTCCGGCCGCAGCACACGCAGGCAGTAAGGATCAGTAGGCAGCGTGTGCTGGTAGCTAAACTCGAAAGCGGGCGTGTCGCTGTCAGCGGCAACGCTGGTGCGCCTGATCAGGCAGTTCCACGGGTGCGCGCGGAACACGGCATCGCGGACAAACTGGTAGCGCTGATTGCACACGCGCGCGGCGCGGCTGTCCTCGGTGAGCGAGATGATATTGCTCGCCCCGATCATGTTCAGCGCGCTGTTACAGATATCGACGTCTGATGCCATCTCAATTCCTCAAAAGAGAAGGGGGAGCCGAAGCTCCCCCAACCCTATTAGTCGACGACGTACATCATCATCAGCTCGATCGTGCCGGTCGCCGAGGCGCCCGCGAGCGAGACAGTGACAACGAACTCGTTGTCGATCGCACCCTGGTCGATATCGACCGCGGTGTTCGCCGAGAGAGCGAGCGTAGCAGCGACGTCGTTCCGGCCAGCGGAGCTGGTCGAAGTCGCAGCCAGGTACTCGTCTGCGTCAGCGGCAACCGACGCGCCGGAGCTGTCGGTGTACGCGGCATGACCGACCGAGAGGGTCGTCGAAGCGCCAAGGCCGTCGTTGTAGAGGTAACCACCGACAATCCGAGCGCCCTGGGGCAGCGCGAACATTTCGATGATATCGCCAGCCGACAGGCTGGCAGCCTCATAGGTGGCGTGAGCCACGCGGATGGAACCGCCAAGCTGGTTAGCTTTGACGAAATCCTTCGGATCGTCCTGCGTGAGATCGGTGCGGACGTTAGAGTATACGGTAGCCATATCTCAGTCCTCCTTACTCGTTGCAGGCGATTTCAACGACCTTGTTCTCTTCCATGCGGGTCGCGCCGAACGTGGCGCAGTAGTAGACCTGCGTGGAGTAGGACTTGTCGCTGCGCTCGTCGATGCGAGCCATCACGTCCTTACCGATCGCCAGCTTGCAGCCATCCTGCGCCCATGCGTAGCAGAGGCGAGAAGTGCCGTCGTCCGACAGCC